TACTGTTCTCCCCGTGATTTCTAATTTAAAACAACTTCGTTCTGATGGGGGAACATATATGACATTAAATTTTGTGGCCGATGCCTTTTCTGGATTGCAAAGCACTTTCCAGAGCGCACTCATGAGACGCGCCATACGAGATCGAGGATCTGCTTATTCGACTTTAAGACCTAAAGCAGGTTGGTCCAACGGGGATAGTATCTATTTTACTTACTTACGTATATTAGACGAGCTTTTTGTTGAAGAGCGAATGATTCGCGGGAACAAGATGAAAAAAGTACATACTTTTAATGATTATCTGAAACATTATATGCGATTTATAAGCGAAAGAGCAGATATTGTTCCTATCACAAAAACGGCTTTTATTATTTCTAAGTATTGTTCCCCAATGGTCGGCGGCTTGATTATAGAATTAAGTAATGCGAATCATGGGGCCGACATTCTTAAAAAAGATATCTACATTGGTGATTTGAACTTCAAAGTTTTTAGAGACACTGCAAGAAAGCATGGCTTTATGGTTGATAAAAACGCCCCATGGAGGTTGACTGCAAATCTTGCGTCTCCGAGAATGCAACAATATGCTAAAAAATATGGGATCACATATGAGCCGGGGTCAGCGTCCGATATATTCAAAAAACAGTATTTTGAAGTTTATAAACAAGATATTGCGCTGCTATTTAACCATATTATAAATTCATATAAACTATTTGTTGAAAATTTCCCCCTTGTCAAACAGGTAAAAAGCAAAGGAATCAACCAAGGCTCCTTTCTTTCTAGGGTGGAGAGAACCCCATATTCAGCCGGCGATTTTGCAAATAGATATAATGAAAAATTTTTGTTGGAATCATATTTTAGATTAAGGTTGATAGAAAACGTGGTAAATATACCTGAGCAAAAAATAAAAGATTATTCACGTCAGCTGGCGATTATGGCCACTTTAACAAGTCGCGAAAATATGTTGCTAGCGGTTAACCGTAAAGTTTTAGATCTTAGTTCCCACCGGTGGTGGAAAAAAGAGATAACAAAGAAGGCAAAGCTTGCTATAATTAATATTACTTCAGGTTGCTGATGATTTTTCAAGCGTTGGATGATAAAGGACAGTGCGTTGGTATATACGCGGCTGGGGAACTAACTTACAATAATATTCCTGATGAGTTAACTCGCACATGGGATTATGCTGGATTTCTAAAAGACAGGGAAATAGAGTACGCTAAGTTATTTTGTGGCGGAAAATCCCTTGATGATATATGCCCAGAACACTTGTTTGAAGAATGGCAGGCTAAAAACGGCAAATTGAAGGCCTTTTTGACTTCTTTTAGAGAAGCTAAGGTCTCTTTGCAGGAAAATTGTTTCTTTGAACTCGTTCCACAACGATTCTTGGTGGATTTTTGTGAAATCAAGAACAAGATTACCGAATATGTTCTCCAAAATCACGAAAAACCCAAAAATTATGAATTTTTACGGTCAATGGCAAGAATTTTGGACGAAATTAAGCAAAATGAACTCGATATTGACCTTGAGAGCCTAAAAAGCAGAAATTATGAGTTCAAGGTCCGCCAATTCATCAAAAAAGTACAAAAATCCAATAATTTCATAGATTTCGACCTTTTCGGGACGATTACGGGAAGACTAAGCACTAAAAAGGGTAGTTTTCCCATATTAACGATGGACAAAGAGTTTAGGTCTATCTTGAAGCCAAAAAATGACTGTTTTCTCGAATTTGACTTTAATGCGGCAGAATTGCGGACACTGCTGACCCTTTCAGGCCAAGAACAACCTGAAGAAGACCTACATGAGTGGAATAGTAAGCATATTTATAGAGGTTTGCGGGACAGAGAAGAATCGAAGAAAAGAATCTTCGCTTGGCTGTATAATCCAGAATCAAGAGATTATCTTTCTGAAAAAACATACGATCGAGAAAAGGTTAAGCAGAAATACTGGGACGGCTCAAAAATAACAAATTATTTCGGAAGAGAAATAGAGGCCGACGATCATCATGCCTTAAATTATATTATACAAAGCACAACCAGCGATTTGTTATTGAGACAGATGTGTAAAATATTTATTGCACTCCAGGGAAAAAAATCCTTTATAGCCTTTCCAATGCATGATAGTCTTATAATAGATTTATCACTGGAGGATAAAGAGATGATTTTACCTCTGATGAAGGAATTCCAAGAAACTGAGTTGGGAACATATAAAACCAATGTACGAATTGGGAAACATTACGGGGAAATGAAAAAATATGATTTATAATAAGCTAGTCAGGGATAAAATCCCAGAGATACTGGATGCAAAAGAGTTGGTTTATACTTCTCATGTTGCAGATGATGAAGAATACGAACAGAAACTAAAAGACAAGCTACAGGAAGAAGTACAGGAATTTTATGAGGATCCGTGCATTCTTGAAATGGCAGATGTTTTAGAAGTACTAGATGCAATGGCAAAATTCTACAAACTTGATACGTATGAGTTGGAATCTGACAAAGCCACTAAGCGGTGGGCCAGAGGCGGATTTGAAGATAGAGTTATTTTAGAAGAGGTGAAGGATAAGTGAATATTATTGGGCTAGGGCAAGCTGGTTGCAATATTGCGGATAAGTTTGCAAACTATTCACAATATAATACATATAAAATCGATACTGCCCTGCCTTCTTTGGGCGATGAAAATTATTATCGTCTAGAGAAAAGAGATAGTTTTGAAGATTATGAGAAATATCCTCACAATTTAGAGAATTTTTTGAGAGATGTAACGGGGGAAATTAATTTTGTTGTTGGCGGCGCCGGCGATATACCGGGAGCGTCTTTGAGGATTTTAGAATCTCTGAAGGGGAACAGAACGCGCATTTTATATATTAAACCCGACACTGATCTTTTGAATAGGAAGAGTGTCGATAAAGAAAGGGTGTTGCGAGGCGTAGTGCAGGAATACGCACGTTCCGCAATGCTAGAAAATATTTGTTTGATTGATAATACAAAAGTCGAAGAAGCGCTAGGCGAAGTTCCGGTAATAGGTTATTATGACAAACTCAACGATTTAATTGTTTCTACGAAGCATATGATTAATATATTCCAGAACACCACCTCTCTTATTAGCACTCATTCTGCTCCACTCAACGTGTGCAGAATATCCACAATCGGAAATGTTGATGTTGATACTGGCGAAGAAAAACTGTTTTTTTCCCTTGACTTAATTAGAGAAAAGATGTATTATTATGCTATAAGTCGTAAGAAGCTGGAAACGGATGGGACCTTGTTGAAGAAGATAAAAGAACAGGTTAAATCCAAGATCGAAGACAACTTAAAAGTCTCTTACGGGATCTATGCGACAGAGTATGAGGATGACTATGCCTATTGTGTGGCGTACACATCAAAAGTTCAATTAGAGGAAAAAATCGCTTGACAAGGCGTGAATTAGATGTTATATTAGATACAGAAGCTTGGGAGATTTGCTGAGCTTACTTTAGCTTAAAGGAGAAAAAAATGGCTATCAACATGGATAAAATCAGAGAGAAGTATAATACTCTCAAGAGTAGAGGCGGCAATTCTTCGCAGTTTTGGCGTCCGGACGATGGGTCTGAGACCACTTTGCGTATCGTTCCAACGTCGGATGGAGATCCCTTTAAGGAGTTCTTCTTCCACTACAACGTAGGCAAGACCGCAGGGTTTTTGTGTCCGAAGCGCAATTTCGGTGATACCTGCAAGATCTGTGAATTTGTTTCACAGCTGTTCGATGACGGGTCTGAGGATAGCATTAAGATGGCAAAGTCGCTAACGGCTCGCCAGCGGTTCTTCTCGCCGGTTTTCGTGCGAGGTGAAGAGGATAAGGGAGTTCGTGCATGGGGCTATGGGAAGACCGTCTATGAGACGCTGCTCAATCTCGTCCTGAACCCGGATTACGGTGACATCACGGACGTTGACGAGGGTATTGATCTGGTTATTAACTATGGTCGCCCGCCGGGCGCGGCATTCCCGCACACGAAGATTCAACCTAGACGCCATAACTCTGCTTTGAGTGAGTCTAGTGAGACAACTTCCGATTTGTTGGAAAGTGTACCTAATTTTGATTCGCTTTTTGATCGGAAGTCATCGAGCGATGTTGCAACTATTCTTGACGAATTCCTTTCTTCTGACGAAGATGCAGAGAATAACTCAAGTGAGGCTACACAATATAGTAGTGGTCCGCAGGCTGGTGGGTCGCAGACCACATCTGTTGATGCTGCTTTGAGTGAGTTTCTAGGTAGCTAGTTATACAACTTCCCGCAGGAAGGCATGGGGTTACAGATGCCTTCTCTTAACAAAAGGATATAAGAGTGAGAGAGAATAAGCCAAATGACTAAGACAGGCAAAGTTAGCATTACTGATATGAGGAAGCTTCTTAATAAGAAGGCTGGCTCGACCATCGCGTATAATTTGAATGAAAGTAATCCTACAGATGTAGAGGAATGGATTTCGACAGGTTCTCGTTGGCTTGATTCGATTATTTGTACAGGAAAGCTTACGGGAATACCGATTGGTAAAATATGTGAAATCGCAGGTTTAGAAAGTACAGGCAAATCATATATGGCTGCGCAAGTGGCCGCTAATGCTCAAAAGAAAGGATTTAGTATTATATACTTTGATTCAGAATCTGCTTTGGATTCTTCTTTTCTTGAGAGATCTGGCTGTATTGTTGATGACGTACTTTATGTTCAAGCAGTAGATGTAGAATCTGTTTTGGAATATATCGAAGAATTGCTAGGCACAGGTAATCAGTTTTTGTTTATTTGGGATAGTCTGGCCTTCACTCCTTCTCGAACAGATCTAGAGGGAGATTATAACCCTCTTTCTTCAATGGCCGTAAAGCCCCGTATTCTTTCGAAGGGGCTTTCAAAGTTGGTACAGCCAATCGCTAATAGCAAGTCAACTTTGTTGGTGCTTAATCAACTTAAAACCAATATTACAAGAAATATGGGAGAGGCATTGACCACTCCATACTTTACTCCTGGCGGAAAGGCACTAAATTATGCATATTCAGTGAGAATCTGGCTCACCCGCCGAAAGGCAAAGGCTAGTTTTATCACCGATGAGAACGGTTTTAGAATTGGTTCGGAGGTCAAGGCAAAGATTGAGAAATCTCGTTTTGGAACCCAAGGTCGAGAATGCACTTTTAAGATTCTTTGGGGTGGAGAAGAAGTAAAGATTTGTGATGAAGAAAGTTGGTTTGAGGCAATTAAATCCTCAGATAACCTAACGAATTCTGGAGCTTGGTTTACTCTTCTCTTCGACGAAGGTGAAGATGTAAAGTTCCAAAAGACTAATTGGATGGAGAAGATGGCAGATCCTCGTTTTCGAGACCGTGTAATAGAAATTATGGACCAAGATTTAATTAGGAAGTTTCAAGATAGAACTGGAAAGGCTGAAGACTTCTACGATATCGATGGAGAAGAAAATGAATCGGAATGACAGTGATTTCGCAGCCGGCTTGATACTCGCCGGCGCACTCGGTCTTTCAGGACTATTGGCTATTCTGATCTTTATCATAGTTAGCTAGCATATGAGAGTTTCTAGAAAGACAGAAAATTATCTTTCTCTTGCAAAAAGGGTGGCGCAACAAAGTCATCATAATACTTTCAAACACGGTGCAGTTTTGGTAAAGGGTGGTTCTGTGATAAATACGGCTTTCAACAAAGACCAACATAATAGATTTGGGAATCGCTTTCGTAATGTGAAAGTATGTGGACATGCAACACATCATGCGGAGCTTGGTGCTATTTTGGGATTGGATAAAAATCTTACAAGCGGTTCAACTCTTTATGTGGTCAGGGTTAACAGGGAAGGAATTTTTAGGCTATCTAAGCCGTGCGAAATGTGCCACAATATTTTGAAGTTTTGTGGCATTAAGAAAGTTGTATATACTACTGGTAAAAATTCAATAGCGAAGATTAAACTTTGAGTGATAAAGTGAAGATGAAAAGACTGCTTGTAATAGATGCTTTGAACGCCTTTATAAGACATTATGTAGTTAACCCTAGTCTCTCTTCTAACGGTCAGCCGATCGGAGGAGTGAAGGGGTTTCTAGGTTCTCTTAACAAACATTCTAAAGAGATAAAGCCCGATAAAATTATAATTTGTTGGGACGGCCCGGGCGGCTCTCAAAAAAGAAAGGCTGTCAATAAAAATTACAAAGAAGGTCGTAGTCCTATTCGGTTAAATAGGAGTATACGAAATCTCTCTGAAAATGAAGAAGTTGCCAATAAAATTTGGCAGCAAACAAGATTATTCGAATATCTTAACGAAATGCCTATTGTACAATTGGTATCGGAAGGTATAGAAGCTGACGATGTTATAGCTTACATTGTACAGCATCCCACCTATAAGGGTTGGAAAAAGATAATTGTTAGCTCAGACAAAGACTTCATTCAACTTATAGATGAGGAAACCATTCTCTTACGCCCAGTCCAGAAAGAAGTATTGAACGTTGATGGAGTGGTAGAAAAATATAATATTCATCCAAATAATTTTGCACTTGCAAAGGCAATTTGCGGGGATCCAAGTGATAACCTTGATGGTGTTGGTAGAGTGGGTTTAACTACGGCAGCTAAACGATTGCCTTTTCTTTCTGAAGAAAAAACTTATATGATCGAGGAAGTTACAGAGTTTTGTGAAAACGTTGAAAAGAAGTTGGCGGCCCACAAAAATATAATTGAGAACGAGCCCTTGATTAGAGAAAACTATAAGCTTATGCAGTTATACTCGCCCTCAATTTCTTTTCAAACAAAACATAAAATTAACAATGTAGTTAATAATTTTGCGCCAGAATTTAATAAAACAAAAGTTCGAACCATGTTCGTAGAAGATGGCATGGGAGAAATTTCACTTAATCCATTATTTGAAAATTATCAAAGGATGGTTTTTGATTACAACACCAAGAAGTGATGAATATTGGCTGCCCGAACTGCTGCAACAAAGAATTAGCCGATGAGGCGTGTGAGAGGGTTAAGAAATTGTCAAAAAAATATAGAAAACACGTAGTACTAGCAATATTGTTTTTGATATTAGAAA